ATGCGCCCCAGTGTTCGAGTCTGGAATGGTTTGGGCCCCATTGGATGAGAAGTTTGCCCAGGACGTAGTAGAAGAATGTGCTGCATTTCCTAACGGACAGTATGACGACTATGTTGATTCTATGACCCAAGCTGTGTTAAGATATCGGCAAGGTGGATTTGTTTCAACGTACTCGGACGATTGGGACGACCCGCCAATAAAATTAGAACGTGAATACAAATATTATTAGGAGTTATTATGCCAATTAGAGTTTTAAAAAAAGATAAAAGAGAAATTGGAAGAAGAGGTCGTGACCCATATGCGGTACAACCAAGAAAACCTTCTCCACAACCTTCAGATAAACTAAAACCAGGAATTGGTAGTTTACAAAAAGCTGATATTGAAAAAAATAATAAAATAAAAGAAGTAAAAGCTAAATACGCTTCACTAAAAGAAACAGCTAGAGATGAATTAACTCCTATGAAATCAGATAGAGTTTTTTCAAAATTTAGAAGACCAGATAGTGCAAAAGAATTTTATGCAGATAAGCCAGGAAGCAAATATGAAGGTATGGCTAAAGAGGCAATGCAAAATAGAATTAACTATTATAAAAATATGAAACGAGGTGGCCTATCAGGTGGTCGAAAAAAATTAGATAAAAACAAAGATGGTAAAATTACCGGAGAGGATTTTAAAATGATGAGAAAAGGTTACGGAGCAGCTAGAACAAGTGGAATGGGTTTAGAAGATGAATCTATTAAACCAGGTAAAGTTATGAAAGCTGGTATAGGTGCTATGATGTTAGCTAAAAAAATGAAAGACGAAGATAAAAAAATGCCTATAGCTGGAATGGCAGCTAAAATTAAATCAGATGCTATGGAAAAAATTTTAGGTAGATCTAAAGGCGGTGGCGCTGATACTGGAAGATTGGGAGATCTAAAAAGTAAAGTTTATAAGTATTCAAAAAATCTTAGAAAAAAACCAGGTTTAAGTCCAGAGGATAAACAAAGAATTATCGATTTAATGAAAAGCAGAGAACCTAAACAAATGCAACCGCTTGCAAAAAAAATGGGTGGTGGCATGATGCAGAAATATCAAACTGGCGGATCTGTTATGGCACGTGGTTGTAAGCTTGGTAGAAAAAAAGCTACAAAACTTTATTAGTTGCTATTCAGCCATGTTAAGGCTAAAAGGATAAAAATTTATGGCTGTTGAAAAAAATGAAATTCCAGAAATAGCTGAAGACGAAACTGTTGAACTTGATCAAGGTCAACCAATCATTGATGAAGCTGTTGAAGAAGTAACCGTTGAAGGTGAAGAACCTGAAATGGAAGACAGACCACAAGATGATTTCAATGCTAACTTAGCAGAGACTATGGACGAAAGAACTTTGTCTCGTATGGCTTCGGAATTAATTTCAGAATACAAAAAAGATAAAGAGTCTAGAAAAGATTGGGAGCAAGCTTACATCAAAGGTTTAGATCTTTTAGGTGTTAAGTATCAAGAAGTCACCAGACCATTTAAAGGTGCATCCAATGTCACTCATCCGTTGCTCGCGGAAAGTGTAACGCAATTCCAGGCACAAGCTTATAAAGAACTCGTTCCATCCGATGGCCCTGTTCGAACGCAAATTGTTGGATTACAAACTCCACCGATTGAACAACAAGCAACACGGGTTAAAGATTACATGAACTACATGTTGATGGAGAAGATGGAAGAATATACAACGGACATGGATCAGATGCTTTTCTATTTACCGTTGTCCGGTAGCACTTTTAAAAAAGTCTATTACGATTCTCTATTAAGAAGGCCCGTATCTAAATTTGTCCCTGCAGAAGATATCGTGGTTCCTTATTACGCGTCTGATTTAAAAGACTCAGACAGAATTACTCACGTACAACGGATGACGGAAAACGAAGTCCTTAAACAAATGGCTGCTGGTTTTTACAGAGAAGTAGAGTTAGCGTCTACATCAGAAGAGCCAACGGACAACGTACAAAAGAAAATAAATGAATTAGAAGGAATCAAAAGAACAGGCGATGATTCATTAAATACTATTTTAGAAATGCATGTCGATTTACATTTAGATGATTATGAAAAATTTGATTCTCGTGCAAAGAATATTAAAATTCCTTATGTAGTGACTATTGATGAAGGTAGTGGTGAAATATTATCAATCTATAGAAACTATAGACCAGACGATCCAACTTATCAAAGAATTGAATACTTCGCACACTTTAAATTTTTACCTGGATTAGGTTTTTATGGTTTTGGTTTAACTCACATGATTGGTGGTTTGTCTCAAGCGGCTACTCAATCTTTAAGACAATTGATTGATGCGGGTACTTTAAAGAATTTACCTGCTGGATTTAAGTCTAGAGGCATTAGAGTTAGAGATGATGACCAACCTATACAGCCCGGAGAGTTTAGAGATGTAGATGCACCCGGTGGAAACATCAGAGATCAGTTTTTTAATTTACCTTTTACAGAACCTTCAACAACTTTATTCAATCTTTTAGGATTTTTAGTTCAAGCAGGACAAAAATTTGCGGCAATAACTGATAACAACATTGGAAATGATGCTCAAAACCGAGCGGTTGGTACAACTGTTGCGATGATGGAACGTGGTTCACGTGTAATGAGTGGTGTTCACAAACGTTGTTACTACGCAATGAAGATGGAATTTAAAATTCTTGCAAGAATTATGCAAGAATATTTACCACCGGAGTATCCTTACGATGTTTATGGTGGCCCAAGAGTTATTAAAGCACAAGATTTTGACGATCGAGTAGATATTTTACCGGTTGCTGATCCAAATATTATGTCGATGGCACAAAGAGTGATGTTGGCACAAACACAATTACAGGTCGCAAGTTCAAATCCTGCTATTCACAACATTCATGAAGCGTACAGAAGAGTGTACGAGGCCTTAGGAACAAAACAAATTGATAGTTTATTAAAACCACCGCCTCCACCACCTGAACCGAGAGACCCAGCGAAAGAAAATGCACGTGCTTTACAGATGCAATTGCTTACTGCGTTTGAATTTCAAGATCATGATGCTCACATTGCAGCTCATATGGCGTTTATGCAATCGAGAATGGTACAAATTAATCCACAAGTTTATGCATTACTACAATCTCACATATCGGATCACGTTTCTTTCAAAGCAAAAATAGAAGTTAGTGAACAAATTATGCAAGATCCTAATATGATGCAGTTACAACAAGTGGATCCGCAACAATTTCAAATTCAAGTTGATAAAGCAATCGCAACTGCAGTTGCAGAAATTACCGAACAGTTAGTAAGAGGTGAAATGCAACAAGCTGCAGGCAAACAAGACCCTCTAGTTAGATTAAAACAACAAGAAATTGATCTAAGAGCAATGGACTTACAAAGAAAAGAAAAAGAAACTCAATTAAAAGCTGAGATGGATATGAGACAAGAAGCTGCTAGATTAGATTTCCAATATGATAAGTTAAGAGAACAGTCAGAACAGTCTGATGAGAGGCTAGATGTTGCAAGACAAAAAATTCAATCAAAGAACTAAGGGAAAAGGATTGAGTGGAGGAGTACGATATGGCCCTCCACCAAAGAAAGGACCTAATCCACAAGGATTAGAACTCAATCATGCAAAAAAACTCTTACGAAAATCTTTCAAAAACAAATAAAATACTTTTTCTAGCTGGAATCTTTGATGGTGAAGGCAGTTTTGGTATTTGGGGTAAAGGCAACGGTAGAAAAACATTTCAATGTGGAATTGAAATGCGAGACAAGGACATTTTAGATAGATTCTCATTATTTTTTGGTGGAAATGTCATGAAAGTAAAAATTAGAAATGTAAAATGGAAACAAACGTGGCGTTGGCGGTTGTCCGGTGTTAGGGCTTACGACTGTATTGATATGATGATAGAATATATGTGTAAAAGGAGACAGGAGAAATACAAATTATGTTCCCGTGGTCAATAATTGGCACAGCTCTAAAGACTGGTGCTGAAATATATAAGAATAAAAAGAGATCAGAGATTATTATGTCTGAAGCTCAGATCGTTCATGCTGAAAAGATGAAACGAGGAGAAATCGAGTACAGTGGACAGATTGCTCAAAACCAAAAAGGCGACTGGAAGGACGAATTCATTTTATTAATTCTCTCATCACCCCTGTTTCTGCTTGCATATTCTGTTTTTGCAGAAGATGAAGAGATTGGACAGAAACTAGATTTATATTTTGAAAAATTACAAACAATGCCGTGGTGGATAATTTCACTTTGGGTCGCTGTCGTTGGAGCGGTATACGGTATTAAAGCTACAGAACTGAAACATATGGGTGGTAAGAAATGACAAAGTTATGTGCTAGAGGAAAGTCAGCTGCTAAAAGAAAATTTAAAGTTTATCCAAGTGCGTATGCAAATGCTTATGCATCTAAAATATGTGCTGGTAAAATAAAAGATCCATCAGGTACAAAGAGAAAAGATTGGGGACCAAAGAAAGCATCTAAAGGTGCTTATTTTGATGAGGGTAAAACTATGGTTAAACCAAAAACAAAAACAGGTCCTGTTAAAGGCGGCAAAACTCCTGAGATTCCACCAGAAGAATTTATGAAATATAAAAAATTTAAAAAAAATAAAGTTATATCTGCAAAAGTTGGTAAAGCAATTACAGCTGGTTCACAATCTGCTTTAGGTCGTTTACAAAAATCAGGAATGTTAAAAGCATATACTGGTAGAGCAGTTAGACAACCAAGTGAGACTAATAAAGAATTTGAAATGAGACATGAGTATCATACACCTTTTGGTAAACCACAAAAAGCAAGAGGTGGTGGAGTTGCAATTAGAGGAACAAACTTTAAAGGTGTACTCTAATGTACAAAAAATATTCTCAAGGAGGATTAAATAAATGGTTTCAAGAGAAATGGGTAGACATTGGAGCGAGAAAGCAAGGGGGCAAGTATCAAGAGTGTGGAAGAAAATCTGCAAGCTCTTCAAAAAGGAAGTACCCGAAATGCGTTCCACTTGCAAAAGCCACAGCGATGACAAAGTCGCAAAAGGCTACTGCTGTCGCGAGAAAGCGCCAAGCCCCAAACACTGGCCCTAAACCAAATTTTGTGAGAACGTAATGGCTAAAAAAAATATGTATGGTGGGGATCTTAGATACATCGAAGACGATGGAAAAGAATATGGTATCTCTAAAAGAGAATTAGGTTTAAAAAGTTCTAAGGGAGAAAAAGATGCAGCTAAAGCTTTAAAAAGAATGAAAAACCATACCTTTATCTATCCTGATAAAATATTAAGAGAACTTAAATCAAAAGGTGGTTTAATATCTGGCAAACCAAAATTAGCAAAAAAAGGATGGAAGTAATGTGGAAGTGGATTAAAAACTTATTTAAACCTAAAAAACAATATGAAGAAGTTAAAATAGATTTCTCTAAATTAACCAAGGGGGATTTGAAAAAACTTCAAGCACAAGGTAAAATAAAAAACATATATGAGAGACACTAAATTATTAGAAAAATATTCTGAAGAGCAATCAAAAATTGCTAAAGAAAAGTTATTATTTAAAGACCTTAAAAAAGAAGTTGAGACAGGGGCTAACGGAACTCAACAATATGTGATAAAAGAAGGTATAAACAAAAATAAAATTGCAAAGGTAAAATAATGGGAAAAAAAACTAACAAAAAAAGTTCTTTGAAAAAAGATCTTGATCCACCTAAAGGTTATGAAGAAAAATTAAGAAGACATAACATGTTAGTTGCAGCTAAGAAAAAAGCTGACCAAGAAGAAGAAGAAGTTAAACAAGAAAAACCTAAGGGCTATATTATAAGTGACCAAAGAGGCATGCAAATGCATTATGAACCAAAACCTAGATACAGCACAGGTGGAATGGCTAGAGGTGGTGGAGCGGCTATTCGAGGCAAAAATTTCAAAGGCGTTTTTTAATTTGCATCCAGACATAAAATAATCTATACACTTGCTATGACCATTAGAGGTGATAGCACAGAATACGATCTACTTAAAAAATGGAGCGAAACACTTCCCTTCTTTGAAGAACCTAAATCTGTTACGACATGTGAAATAGGTGTTAGAGAAGGTTTGGGTTCAAAAGTAATTATGTTATCGGTTAGAGCTCGAATTGGTAAAATAGAATACAAACACATTGGTATTGATCCCTACGGTAATCTTAAATATCAACACTACGATAATTCTCCGGAGTATACCGCTGATTATACGGATACAATGAGATTAGAAATGCAAAAAGATTTTTCTGACCACCCGGAATTTTCTTTCTTTCATATGAAAGATACGGACTATATGAATTATTTTGCAACACAACCTACAATTTATGATTTGGTTCACTTCGATGGCCCACATATGACCAAAGATGTTATGCGTGAAGCGGTATGGTTTGCAGATCGATCACGAAAAGGATCTAGATTTATATTTGATGATTACAAAAAATATGGAATGGAAGACATAAGTAAAGCTTTGGTTTATTATGGTTTTAATATTATGGAGTCTGGTGAAAATAAAATAATGTTACAAAAGTTATAATGGATATTGATACAATTTCATTAGTTCAAAAAAAAGTTCATAAAATACTTCAACGTCTTAAAGACCACGCTATATATGGTGTTGACACTATGGAGAAGCTACAATATATTAGAGGTCAAATCAGATCTTTAGAAGATCTGCAACAGGATCTTAAAGACCTGCTGACAACAACGGAGTATGACGATGAACAAGTCCACGGAAATACCGAAGAGGACTGAAGCACTACTCAACGCTTACAAAAGTGAAGAGGAAGTAAAAACAGTTCTTGATCCAAAAGCGATCAATAAATCAACTTTAGATAAATTACCAACACCAACTGGTTACAGAATTTTAGTGTTGCCTTATGCGGGCCCTAAAAAAACCAAAGGTGGAATTTATTTATCTGATACAACACAAGAAACTATACAGATGACAACTGTCTGTGGTCTTGTGCTAAAAATGGGAGATCTTTGTTATCACGATAAAGACAAATTCCCAAAAGGACCTTGGTGTAAACTAAATGATTGGGTAATCTTTAGTAGATATGCAGGTTCACGATTCAAAATAGATGGTGGTGAAGTAAGAGTGTTGAATGACGATGAAGTTATTTCAACGATTGCTGATCCGTCAGATATTTTGCACCATTACTAAGGAGGTTAAATGGCTGACAACAGACAAGAAATAGAAATTGACACAGATGGTGTTAATGAAGAAGTAATAAACGTAGAAACACCTGAAGAAACAGGTTCAGCGTTTGAAAAAAAGGAAGATGTAGATCTTGGCTATACAGACGTTTCTGGTAAAAAAACTGCAAAGGAACTTTTACAAGAAGCAAAAGCTGCTGAGGAAACTAAACTTGAAAATGTAACTGAAGAAAAAGAAGAAGCTAGTTCAGAAGAAAAAGGAGACCTTGAAGATTATTCTGAAAAAGTTAAAAAAAGAATTAATAGGTTAACTTTTCAAATTAGAGAAGCTGAGAGAAGAGAAAAAGCTGCAGTTGAGTATGCTAAAGGCTTAAAGAACAAATACGAGGCAATCGAGAAGAAGTTTGATGAAACTGATTCTAATTATCTCAAGGAATACGGTTCTAGAGTTGAAGCTGAAAGAGAAAAAGTAAAAAATGCTTTAAAAGCTGCGCTTGAGGCTAATGATGTTGATAAAATAACAGAAGCCCAAGATGCTTTGTCTAGACTTTCGGTCGAGAAAGAAAAAGTTGCACTTGCTCAAGCTGAAAAAGAAGTAAGAGCTAAACAACTAGAAGAAGAAAAAGCAAATACAATTTCAACACAACCAACTCCACAAATTTCAACAAAAGCTCAAGAATGGGCCGAAGATAATGAGTGGTTTGGCTCTGATAGAGTTATGACTTCTGCTGCTATGGGAATCCATGAAGATTTAATACAGCAGGGAATTGACGCAGAGAGTGATGAATACTATAATCAAATCAACAAACGTATGAAGGAGTATTTCCCTCAAAAGTTTGCACAGAAAGCTACTGAAGAAGTAAGAACTACAAAAGAACCCGTCCAGAATGTAGGTTCAGTCAGTAGAAGAGCTGGAGGACGCAAGTCTGTGAAACTCACCAAATCACAGGTAGTTATCGCTAAGAAATTAGGGGTGCCACTAGAGGAATACGCAAAATACGTGAAGGAAGGAGCATAAACTATGACAAATATAAAAACTTCACGCGAGTCTAGTACGAGAGAAAAATCAACTCGTAAAAAAGATTGGACTCCACCATCCAGTTTGGATGCGCCAGCTGCACCGCAGGGGTATGCACATAGATGGATACGAACTGCAACTGCGGGTTTCGAAGATCCAGGTAATGTATCTAAGAAACTTAGAGAAGGCTGGGAATTCGTTAAAGCCGAAACCATTTTAAGTGAGATTGGCGAAAACGATTACCCTGTTATTCATGAAGGCAGACATGCTGGTTTAATCGGAATTGGTGGCCTTGTGTTGGCAAGGATACCGGAAGAGATTTTGAAAAGTCGTGCTGAGTATTTTAGAAGAATAACTCAAGACAGAACAGACGCGATAGATCGAGATCTTATGAAGGAGCAACACCCGGACATGCCTATCAATATTGATAGACAGTCTAGAGTTACCTTTGGTGGTAGTCGTAAAAAATAATTTTTTTGCATTACCTACCCGAGATAGCTTGGATAATATAAACATATAGTTAAA